GATATAATCTTTAGATGGAGGCAGGGCACCACCACATACCCCCTGTCTCCTTTTAAGGATTTATATTTATGTTTTTTGGCGGAACTTCATTTGCATCAGCACCTTTTGCAGACCCAGGATTTAATCCTAATGCATTAGCGATTGTAACAGGTAGTAGAATTAACGAATCAACAGGTACTGTTGGTATAGTTGGTAAAGCTCTTATATTACCAAATGGTAGTAGATTTAATATTGGAATTGGTAATGTTCAGGTAGCCGATGTTATTGGTGTATCGGGTATTGCAACAGAAATAGCAACAGGAAGTGTTACTATTGCAGCAGGTGCAAACATAGCTACAAATGGTAGTCCTTTTGAAATAGATACCGGTACAGCAAAAGCTATAGACGTTGTTGGTGTTACAGGTAATAGAGTTAATTTAGATACAGGAGATGTAACAACAATTGGTAAAGCAACAGTTATACCATCAGGAAGTGTTTTAGAATTAGATACCGGTACAGTTACATTTACATTTAGATACAGTGTTACAGGATCAGGAGTAGAATTATCTACAGGAACTGTTTCAACAACTGCAGCTGCAACTGTATTACCTACAGGGTCAAGAGTTGATTTAGATACAGGTGATGTATCAGTTGTTGCAAAAGCAAATGTATCTATTACAGGAAGTGCAGTAGAAATAGCAATTGGAAATACTACAACTAAAGCAAACGCAACAGCTATTGTTACAGGAAATAGACAAAATTTATCTACAGGTACAGTTACTATTCAAGCTAAAGCAAATGTAATTACAACTGGTGTAGGATTAGAAATAGCAGTACCAACTTCTATTAATATTAAACAGTGGGATGGTGTAGTACCAGGCGTTTCACAAATTTGGACAAGGATACAAACACCGTAATGTATTTTGGAGGAAGCACATTTGCCGGAGCACCATTTGCCGATCCAGGCGGAGTTAGTATATTTGTAACTGTCAGTGGACAAAGATTAAACTTTTCAGTAGGTAATGTAGTTATTGAAGGTAAATCAGTTGTTTTACCTACAGGACAAAGAGTAAATTTATCTACAGGTAATGTAGTTATTAAAATAGGTCAAACAGTAGTTTTATCTGGTAATCAAATAAACCTTGCAACTAACCCTGTAAGTGTGATATCATGGAACCCAATACCACCAGGAGTAAATCAAGTTTGGGTCCCAATAGACCCAGATAATCCGTAGGAGAAATATGGCATCAAGTACATCAACAGATTTAAAACTAGAACTAATAACTACAGGGGAAAAATCAGGAACCTGGGGTACAATTACTAATACAAACTTACAAATTTTAGAACAAGCAGCTAGTGGTTATTTATCACTTGCAGTGGGTTCAGGAGATGTTGCTTTATCTTTAGCAACTCATGCAACAGCAAATGGTAAAAATTTATACTACAAACTAACAGGAACACTAACTGCTAATAGAACAGTTACAATGCCTGACGGTGCTGAAAGAGTATTTATAGTAGAAGATGCAACAGCAAGATCAGCTTCTAATTATACACTTACAGTTAAAACAGTTTCAGGAACAGGTCTTGCATTACCTGTTGGATCAACAACAGTTTTATATTCTGATGGAACAAACATTACAGGAAAATTACAGACAAAAGGATACTACACACCTTCTGCTACTTACACTACAGTTAATGGTGATCAAGTATTAATCAATACTTCTGGAAGTGGTATTGGTACTGCAATTACAATAAACTTACCCGCATCTCCTGCAATAGGTAATGAAGTACATTTTATAGATTCAGGCAATAACTTTGCATCTAACAATTTAACAATCGGTAGAAACAGTTCTAATATTTTAGGTAGTGCTTCAGATTTAGTAGTTTCGGCTAATGGTGCTGCATTTACTTTAGTGTATGTTAATGCAACTAGAGGCTGGATTTATAAAGATAACATATAGGAGCACGGACCATGGCTCTAATTGATTTTAAAGTCCTACCAGGAATAGATAAACAAGACACCACATCTGGTGCAGAAAACAGATGGGTTGATTGTGATAACACAAGATTTAGATATGGACTACCGGAGAAAGTGGGTGGTTGGTCATCATTAGTTACAGATACAATAGCAGGTGTTGCAAGACGTCAGTTTGCATTTGTAGACTTAGATGGAAATAGATACATTGCAATTGGCACAGATAAATTTTTAATTATTTATTTTGAAGGTCAACTCTATGATATTACACCTTTAAAAAATACGTTATCTTCTTGCACCATTGCAACAGTTAATAACTCTGCTGTTTGTTCTATAACAAAAGCAAGTCACAGTTTAAGTGCAGGTGATATTATATTATTAGATAATGTAACTCTACCAGTAGGTACTGGTTATTCTAATTCAGATTTTGAAGATAAATTATTTCAAGTAACAAGTATTACAAGTTCAAGTGTGTTTACAATTACACAAAGTTCTAATGCAACAGCAACAGTTTCAACAGGTGGTAGTTTAGAAGTTAAACCTTATGAACAAGTTGGTCCTGCAGAACAATCTTATGGTTATGGTTGGGGTATTGATTCATGGGGTAGTGGTAATTGGGGAGAAGCTGCTTCAGCATCTGATGTTTCTCTTGAACCGGGATTATGGTCATTAAGTAATTTTGGTCAGGTGTTAGTTGCAACAATTGCAAATGGAAAAACTTTTACTTGGGATGCAGGTATTGCTGCAAGATTGACAACAAGAGCGTCAACAACTACATCTGGTTTTTCTACATCAGCTAATCCAACAGCAACAAGAGTTACATTAGTTTCACCTACAACACGTCACTTAATTCATCTTGGAACAGAAACAACTATTGGAGATACATCAACTCAAGATGACATGTTTATAAGATTTTCAGACCAAGAAGATATAAATGATTATACACCAACAGCAATCAATTCAGCAGGTACACAAAGACTGCAAGATGGAACACGGATCATGGGTTCACTAAAAGCTAAAGAAACAATTTTGGTTTGGACAGATAATGCATTGTATACTATGAAATTTATTGGTTCACCTTTTACATTTGGCTTTGAACAAGTGGGTACTAACTGTGGATTGATAGGTAAAAATGCAGCTATTGAAATAGATGGTGCTGCGTTTTGGATGAGTCCAAATGGTTTCTTTATGTTTGACGGTACAGTTAAATCTCTGCCTTGTTCTGTTGAAGATTATGTTTATGATCAAGCAGATACAACTAAAGGACAACAAATTTATGCAGGTATAAATAATTTATATACTGAAGTTGTTTGGTATTATCCATCAACTAGTTCTGATTATAATGATCAATATGTTGTATTTAATTATGGAGAACCTATGAAAGGTGGTGTTTGGTATATAGGAACGGAAGCTAGAACATCTTGGATTGATGCTAGTGTATATCCTAAACCATCAGCTACTAAATTTAATCATTCAGCTGTTGGTACTTTTCCAGTTATTGTTGGAGAAGATGGGTTAGGTCAAACAACTTTATTTGAACACGAAGTAGGAACCGATCAAGTTAATCCTGATGGTAGCACAACAACAGTTACTTCATTTATAAAATCATTTGACTTTGATCTACAAGCTAAACAAAAAGATGCACAAGGTAAATCAAGTGGTCCAACTATCTCAGGTGAAGTATTTTTAGCTATGAGAAGATTTGTACCAGACTTTAAAGATTTACAAGGTAACGCAAAAGTAACTCTTGCTGTTAAACGTTATCCTCAACAATCAGATACCGTTACGTCTTTAAGTCCCTTTACAATTAACTCTAGCACTGATAAAAAGGATACTAGGGCCAGAGGAAGATTTGTTAACATTAAGATAGAAAACACTGATGTTAGTGAGTCTTGGCGTTTTGGAACTTTAAGAATAGATGTACAACCAGATGGACGTAGATAATGGCTAAAGTAGTAGTAAGATTACCAGAACCAAAAGAAGAATACGATTTCTCGAATCAAAAACAAATTAACAGAGCTATTACTATAATAGTTGAACAATTAAACTCTACATTTTTAAATGATTTAAAACAAGAAACAGAAAGATTTACTTGGTTTAAATCAGGAAATTAATATGGCAAATATATATAAAAACGCTAACTTTGATCTAACTACAACTAATGTAACAGATGTCTATACTGTGCCTTCTAACTCTAGAGCTATAATACAGAACATACACACAGCTAATGTTGGGGGTGGAAACACTGAAATAAAAGCTTTTTTATATGATAATTCAGCAACAACTGCTTTTCAATTTGCTGAACATACTGTAAACTCAGGAGATTCTAAGTCTATCTCTGATGGCTCAATTGTGTTAGAAGAGAATGATAAATTACAACTGCAAGCTGCTTCAGCAAATATATTCGAAGGCACTTGTGCAATATTAGAAATAAACAGGGATTAAATTATGGCATTTAAAGAAGAAGGCGAAGTAAACTACACAATAATAAATGGTAAGAAAGTACCAGTTGTTAAATGTGAAACTGAAGTAGTATTAAGAAACACTAGAACTAATCAAGAGTATAACTCTGATCAAGAAGCTGAAAATGATATAGCAGATTCAAACACTCCTACAATCAGAGAAGAGATTACAAGATCATTAAAAATTAAAGTAGCAGCAATGCCACCATTAGGAGCAGCGTCAGAGTAATGGCAATAACAAACGCACAACAAGCTAAACAGATAATGAACGAAGGTAGACCTATGAGAAAAATTAAAGGTCAAGACCATATGTTAGCTTACATAACTCCAAGTGAAAAAGATATATTAGTGGAACTAGGTGGTCAAGAAACAATGACACCTGAAGGAATTTTAGCTTATCCACCAGAAGGTAGATATGGTAGTTCAGGGACAGGTTCTTATGATGGTGGTTCTACAGGAATGGCTTCAACCGGTGGAGCAAATTTTTCAAGTGGAGAAAATAATCCAGGTAAAGGAAATGACAATACAAATTATGCACCTCCTGCTCAAGAAATTATAGGTGGTAAATCATTTGATGTAACCCCTGAAACAAAAGCTAAAAGAGATTTATTATTTGAAATAGCAAATGAAGAAAAACAAACTTTAAAAGATGATTTTATAAATAAGCCTGCAAATTATTCTAAATATACGCCTGCTTATTTGAAATTTATTGCTGACATAAATAGAAAACCTAATAGAAAATTTTTTATAAATAAAGTTTTACAAGCAGGAAAAATTCCTAACTACGCTGATCTTTACGACGAAGATTTTGATGTAGAAAAAGCATACAAAGATTATATGGACAATAGATTAGCTGGTAAAACAGATGCTTATGGTAATCCAACTCAAGGTTTTTCATATGGTGATGATGGAATGCTTACAGGAAACTTTATAGATAATGATGGTGGAGATAGTAACTATGTACCACCAGTCATACCAGAAGATGACACTGAAGAGGACACAACAGTACCAAGAAATTTAGGTGGCCTTGCTCCAAGATTCGCGGGCTCTATATTTGATTTCACAGGTCTTGCAGATGGTGGACGTGCAGGAAAAATGGATGGTGGTATGATGGACGATACTCCTGAAGGTGGGATCATGGACCTTGAATCAGGAAGACAAATGTATTTCTTAGGTAAACTAGTTAAGAAAGCAACAAGAGCTGTAAAGAAAGTTGCAAAATCTCCATTAGGTAAAATGGCATTATTGGGACTTGGTGCAGGAATGGCTGGTTTTGGTCCTGCAAAAGGATTATTTGCATCAGGAAAAGGTTTAGGATTTAAAAAATTTTTAACAGATTCTATTATGGGAAAAGCAATAGGAGTAGATTCACCTGCAGGTGGAGGCGGTATTATAAGATCGGGAGGACTTTTAAATTTTATAAAAAATAACCCATATAAATCAATACTTGGTGGATCAACATTATTAGGTTTAATGAGTCAAAAAGACGATGATGAAGGTTTTGATATAGATAATTATTACAAAAAAAATAGTATAAACATAGCTGACATAAGAAATAATCCTTACAATTATTTATCAGCTAGAAATCAAGGAAGTATGTTCGCTGCTGATGGTGGTTTAATGAGAACAGGTTATCAAGAAGGTGGAGACGCTGAACCAGTAGCTAAGAAGACTATGCCTCTATTAGATATGGATGGTAAGGAAATGGATTTAAGAGCTGAAGGTGGGTTCGTGCCACTTGGTAGAATGGAAAGAGCAGACGACGTGCCTGCAAGATTATCAAAGAATGAATTTGTATTTACAGCCGACGCTGTTAGAAATGCAGGTGAAGGAGATATAGACAAGGGCGCAGAAGTCATGTATAACATGATGAAAAACCTCGAATCCGGAGGTGAAGTATCGGAAGAATCGCAAGGATTAGATGGCGCTAGAGAAATGTTTCAAACATCACAAAGATTAGAGGAAGTATTATAATGGCAACAGAGACCACAATATCAAGACCAGCACCCTTTGTAGAAGATATAGGAATAGATTTAGCCAAACAGGCTGTAGCCTTTACAGGCGTTCCTGTTGTATCGGGTGGCATTGGAAGTTTATCTAAAATGGCGGGTGAAACTGCGGAAGGGTTTCAATCAAGACAAGATGCTGCAAGAGCATTTGACGTAAGAAAACAAAATTTAGCAGGACTTGCACCACAAGTAGCACAACAAGATACATTACAAAATTTAGCACAAATTAAAGCTCTTCAAGGTGTAGGATCATACCAACCTTTTTTACAACAAGCACAAGCTTCAACTGGTCCTCAAGCTTTTCAACAATACATGTCACCATACCAATCACAAGTTATGGATGTAGCACTTGCAGAGTTTGATAAAAATGCACAAATACAACAGCAACAAATTGCAGATCAAGCAGTAGCATCAGGAGCTTTTGGTGGTGGACGTGAAGGTGTATTAGAAGCCGAATATCAATCGGGTTCTGATATGAAAAGAGCACAGTTACAAGCACAGTTATTACAACAAGGTTTTGGTCAAGCACAACAAGCAGCACAACAAAATTTTTCTAATCAAATGGGATTAGCTTCAGCATTACCTGGTTTACAATCAGGAGATATTTCAACGTTAGGTTCATTGGGCGCATTGAATCAAGCGCAAACACAAGCGGGCCTAGATGCACAAAGAGAGGCTACAAGAATGGCTGCTTATCAACCACAAGAACAATTACAAAACTACGGTAACCTTGTTACAGGTATCATGGGTGGAATGGCAGGATCAGGAACACAAACATCACAAGTGCCAGACCCAGGGTTCTTACAAACTGCATTAGGTGCAGCAGCTACTGGAGCAGGGATATACGGCGCATTGAAGAGACCTTAATATGAACAGAACTTTAAAAAGACCGATGTTTAGAATGGGTGGTTCTACAGGAACTGGTATTACATCAGGACTAGATAAACCTAGACAACAATATAACAAAGCGGGTATTGTAGATTTCTTTCCT